CCCGAGCCATGGGTCGCGGTCGGGGGCTCAAACCTACGGGCCAGAATCGCGGGCCGTGGCTACTGGTCGCCGTGTCGCGAGCCCAGACCGGCTGGCCGTGGCATGTGCCGCGTCAATCCGGGACAATTACCGGATAAATCGCTTGGGTCCCCCGTATATCGGGTCATCCGGCGGGGTGCTGGAATCGCGGATCGCGGGCCGCAGGTCGCGGCGCGGGCGTCCGCCGGACCGGGTGCATGTACCATGTTTCGCACAAACATTTAATAAAGATTCCATATAGGTGTTAACTGTCTTATATTAGCGTCTAAAATCGCATACATTTGACATGTTCCACGTGGAACAATTCACTAGGGTCCCCCTGATGGCAGAATCGTTTACCAGTAGTTTAGATGAAAAAAAATTGAAACTTGAGCTCCGTTTAGCGCAGCTAAAGAAAAACGAGATATGTAAAAAAGATTTTTTAGTTTTTGTTAAAAATATGTGGCCCGATTTTATTGCTGGCCGTCATCACAAAATTATCGCGGACAAGTTAGAAAGGGTCGCGAGCGGCGAGCTAAAGAGATTGATTATTAACATGGCCCCGCGGCACACGAAGAGTGAGTTTGCGTCTTTTCTTTTTCCTGCGTGGATGATGGGCCGTAATCCGAAGATGAAGATTATACAGGCGACGCACACGACTGAGTTGGCGGTAAATTTTGGACGTAAGACTAAGAACCTTTTGGAGACGGACGAGTACAAAGAGGTTTTTGACGGTGTAAAGTTAGCTTCGGACAGTAAAGCCTCGGGCCGTTGGGATACGAGCGCGGGCGGTATGTATTATGCCGTGGGCGTCGGGTCGAACTTAGCGGGTCGTGGTGGTGATTTAATTATTATTGATGATCCGCACTCGGAGCAGACGGCGATGTCGGCGGCGGGTTTTGACGATGCTTGGGATTGGTACACAGGTGGTCCTAGACAGCGTTTACAACCGGGCGGGTCAATAGTCATAGTTCAGACTAGATGGTCTGAGAAGGACATGACGGGCCAGCTATTGAAGGCTATGGCAAAGGACCCGTTGGCGGATCAATGGGAGGTTGTGGAGCTTCCTGCAATTTTTGAGGATGGGACTCCGTGTTGGCCTGAGTACTGGAGTCTTGACGATTTGACCGCGGTCCGCGCATCTATTCCTAATAGTAAGTGGAACGCTCAGTATCAGCAGAATCCTACGGGTGAAGAAAATGCGATTATTAAGCGTGAGTGGTGGAAGGTTTGGGAGCCGGAGGCGGTTCCTAGTTTGGAGTATGTTATCCAGAGTTACGATACGGCGTTTAGTAAGAAGCAGACTGCGGATTACAGTGCTATAACGACGTGGGGTGTTTTTTATCCGAATGAGTCTGGGACTCCGGCATTAATTTTATTGGACAGTAAAAAGGGTCGATGGGATTTTCCGGAGTTGAAAGCTAAGGCTTTGGAGGAGTATCAATTTTGGGACCCGGACACTGTAATTGTGGAGGCGAAGGCGAGTGGTACGCCTTTGACGCAGGAGTTGCGAAACATGGGGGTCCCCGTGGTGAATTTTACGCCTTCTAGGGGTAATGATAAGGTTACGCGGGTGCATTCGGTATCGCCATTATTTGAGGCCGGGATGGTTTGGGCCCCCGACACGGTATTTGCAGACGAGTTAATAGAGGAGGTCGCGGCATTTCCCAACGGTGAGAATGACGATTTGGTTGATAGCATGACACAGGCGTTGATGCGTTATAGGCAGGGGAATTTTGTTAGGTTGCCGACGGATGATTGGGATGACGAAGAAAAAGCTGTTAGGATGACTGCATATTATTAAACAATAATTTAGGGTCCCGTTTATGGCTAACGAAGAAGTGACTAGCGCAGAATCTATACCTCTGGGCCAAGAGGAAATGGTGATTTACGCTAAATCGCCGGAAGGTGATTTAAACAACACTGAAAGCCGGGACCGGTTTGCGCAATACATGGCGGAAAATTATCCAGATAGAGTTGGCGGTCGAACGTATGAGTCGGCCTTAGACGTTGCCTATGAACAGGACTTGGACCCCACCAATGTTTATATGGGTATGGCGCAGGGTGATATGGAAACCGAGGTGGAAATTGCAAAGCGGTCTGGTTATTCTCTCCCTATTGATATGGAAAGGGTTACTTCTCTGGATACGGGCGACAAACGTTCCCGTATCCACGGGATGTATTTACCTGAAGTAGTTGGAGACAGGAGTTTTGTGGAGGTAAGAGGAGGAGGCCGTAGTCTTCCTGATTTTTTCCCCGCCGAGCAGCAGATGGCGGCCATCTACCAAAGCATGGCCGAATACGAGAAGGCTTTTGGTGATAGCCCTACGCCCGATATTTCCAGCAATCCCGAGATGTTTACCGAAGGGGATCAGATATTTACAATAGGGCCGGGGGGCATGGACCCTCAAACAATGGCTCACGAGTTTTACCACCGCTCTGGGATAAGAGAAGAAAAGCCCATCTACACAATGGAAATCATAAACGCTCAAACGCCTTTAGAGTATAAAAAAGCGTTAATTACCTACGCTTCAAGATATCGTGGGGATTTGTTAAAAGACCCTGAGACAGACAAGATTAGTATCCCCACTCAGCTTGCGTATGCAAAATTAACTCGGGGCGAGGACGCCGAGCTACCTTCGGGGTTAGAAAAAAACGTTTTGTTGGATGTTACAGAGCGCCCTTATAAAAGTGGTGGTCTGGACGCTAACAAGTCGATACCCTCTCAAATGGTTTTTGAAGAGTTTGCTCAAGGCAAGCGCGGGCCTCGAAATGAAGATACGCAAGATACCATTATGGGTGGTATAGCCGATTTTTTTGGTTTAGAAGACACGCCTACTAAGGTAGAGCTTTTAGACGACCTTTATAAAATGCGTGTAACCGACAGCATTTTTGGTAAGCGTCGATCGGAGCTACTCACAGAGCCTTCTCTTAAAAATGCTATGGGATTGGGGGAATTTGTTAGCGAGCCTGATTACGGCTACGACACCGATTATTTTATGAGGAATTCTACAGCTAACCCTGAAAACCTTCCATTTAATGAACGCCTGCGCACCGCCGAGCCAAGGACATTAATCAATCTGGATTATGCCGAGCACCTACCAGACATTGTTGAATATCAACGCAATATTCCACAAATCACCGAAGAAGAGCTAATGAAGCGGTTCCTTGACCTTAGAGACTCAAAAACACCGGGTTATACGGGAGATCGCCCGGACAGGCTCATCGAGCAGGGGCTTAAAGGCCGTCTTGCTGAACAAAAGCTGGCCTCAGAGCAATTAGCTGAAACAGTCGTGGACACGGGAAATAAGTGATAAACTTTGCTACGATAAAGGTGTATTATTGACATTTATTTCGCAATGCTATAAAGCTACGGAAAAATTATGGATTTGAACAAACCTAGTTTCGCAGGATCGTATGCACAGCGGGCCCCGATGCCCATGCCGTCAAAACCACCCCTGCCGTCAAAACCACCTATGCCCTTTGGTGCGATGGGTAACCCTAGGGGTACCGTGGAGGAAGAGCCCGAAGACGAGATGATGCCGTTTGGTATGATGACTGGGATGAGGGGTCAGATGCAGGCTCCTTCGCTACAGCGCTACTATGATTATCCGTCTCGCCAACCGCCGCTTGCGTCGCCCATGCAGGATATGTCGCCCATGCGGGAAGCGTCGCCCATGCAGGAGATGTCGACCATGCCGGACATGTTGCCGGACATGTCGCCCATGCGGGAAGCGTCGCCAATGGAACCAATGGAAGCGCCGCAGGAACAAATTGCTGCTGGTATAATGTCTATTTCTGACGCCACTCCGCCCGTTGCTTCTGATGTAGAGATGATACCTTTTGACGAAGATAGTATTGATATGAACGAGCCCGGGCAGGAGTTAGCGCTTATCGACCCTGACTCGGAGTCAATAGCTGACGAAGAAGGGCTAGGGTCGCTTATTGAAACCATTATAGGCAGCACATCTTCAAGTCCTGCTATGGATGCACCTAAGTCTAAAAAAGAACAGAAAGCACTGGTTCGTGAAAATGCGGCTATGGCCTCATTGCTTAGAAAAGCGGGCGCACCTATATCTTCTGAAGAAGACGTATCAAAATTACCCCCGGAAACATTGTCACAACTAAACATCATATTGGATCGTTCTCCAGAGGAATAAGAAATGGCCGAAGATAACAAGCCGGTAGGCAGTTTGATGGATCGCAATGTTCCATCTCAGTTACTGGAAGAAGATATAAGAGCCGAGATTGAGCTAGAGCTACCGGATTCAGAAAACAATGTCATAGAAATGATTGGTCTGGATTTGTCTATGGACGGCGATGTCGAAATGACTCTGGACGATGACGGCAGCGTTATGGTTGATTTTGATCCGCAGGACGAGCGCGGTGCGGGCGGGGACTTTTACATGAACCTCGCCGAAGAGATGCCTGATCGGGAACTAGGTCGTATAGCCGGTGATCTGTTAGGCGAATTTGATTCAAATAAGGCTAGTCGCCAAGAGTGGGAAGAGACTTATGCTAACGGTTTAGAGTTGCTCGGGTTTTCTTACCAAGAGCGTACTGAGCCTTTTCGCGGAGCCTCTGGCGTAACCCACCCCTTGTTGGGTGAAGCCGCCACACAGTTCCAAGCGCAAGCTTTTAATGAGCTTTTACCCCCGAGTGGTCCGGTACGCACGGTCGTTATGGGTAAAGAAACGCGTCAGAAGATGAATCAATCCCAGCGCGTTAAGCAGTTCATGAATTATTACATTACTAACGTCATGGAAGAATACACGCCGGACATGGACCAGATGTTGTTTTATTTGCCCTTGGCCGGTAGTACGTTTAAAAAAGTTTATTATGATGAGAACATGGGCCGTGCGGTAAGTAAGTTTGTCCCGGCTGAGAATCTTGTCGTACCTTACGAAACCTCTGACTTAGAAACGTGCCCTAACATTACTCAGGTATTGCGCACGTCGCTCAATGATTTACGCAAGCAGCAGGTTTCAGGTTTTTATCTGGATATTGATGTAATCCCGGCGCAGTCCAGCATGGACTCTATATCCGATGAGATTGACTTAATTGATGGTTTTGAGCCTTCACAGATTGATTATGACTGCACCTTGCTTGAG